AAGATGTATCTGCAAAGATTAGTAGATTAAAAGGAAGATCTGTAAACAATATTAGTGTTGCTTCAAGTATTCTGGAAAATGTTGAGTTTTATCCCGGAGAATCTAAAGGTGAATATTTAATTTTTGCAGACAATCCACATAATTTTGAAAATCTTGATGTTATTTCAATTTCTGGATTATCAACAACATCTTCTGGAATTGAAGGTTCTTATAACGCTGGTATTCAGACTAATAGATTAACTTTAGCTGGAGTAGGAAGCACTGGAGTATCAATAGGAACTACTGGTGCAACTGGTATTGTTACTTACTTTAGAGTTACCGGTAATTTATCATATCCAAGCATAAGAGAGAATGACATTCTCTCGGTAGGAACGGAAAAAGTAAAGGTATTAAACGTAGATGAACTATCCTCTAGAATTAGGGTTTTAAGGGCAGTAGAGGGGACTACAGGCACCTCTCACACGATCGGTAAGTTTATCTATGAAGTGCCAAGAAAAATCAAAATTAATGCAGGATTTAAAACAGATTATGCACATACTTTAAACAAGCAAATTTATTTTGATCCTTCAAGTTCTGTTGGATTGGGAACAACTGCTGGTGTTGGTATTGGAACAACAATTTCTTTTGCCAATCCAGGATCTGGTGCAACTCAAGCATTTATTCCAACTAAAACAATTTTTATTAAAAATAATAATCTAAGAACTGGAGATCAACTAACATATTCTCCAGGGAATGGTGGAAATGGTATTATTGTTCAGGATGAAACGAACGTTGGTGTAGGAACAACTTTATCTGATGGACAAACATTATTTGTTGCAAAAATATCCGAAGATTTGATTGGAATTGCAACTATTAGAGTTGGACTTGGAACCACAGGTAATTTTGTCGGAGGAGCTAATACAGATTCTTCTACATTGTTCTTTAGAAATGTAGGAACAGGAGATACTCATAGTTTCACTACGAATTATGATGTAATTACGGGAGATGTTCAAAGAAACTTGGTTACTGTTTCAACATCGGCAACTCATGGTTTAAGTGCTCCTCATAATATTTTTGTAAATGTGAATCCACAGAATACTGGTATTGTAACAGTAAAGTATGATGATTATAACTCAAGAGTTATAATAAATCCTATTGGTTTTGCAACTGCTGGAATAAACACATCAACAAATACGATTGCATTATCTTCTCATGGATTTAAGACTGGAGATAAAGTAATTCACACTTCTTCAACTCCATCACAAGGATTGGAAAATGAAAAGATGTATTATGTTGTTAAAGTCAATAATAATAACATAAGATTAGCAGATACTTATTTTGATTCGATTCAATCAAAACCAAGTGTTGTAGGTATAACCAGTGCTTCTCTTGGAACAATTAGTCCAATCAACCCACCAATAAGTTTATACAAAGATTCTGTAGTAACATTCGATCTTTCAGATTCCTCACTTTCTTACAGTAAACAGGGAACGTTATACTCAGCATTTGATTTCAATCTTTATACAGATAAAAACTTTACTAAACTTTGGAATAAGTCTAGTGATAGCACTATCTTTGAATTTTTAAAAGATGGGAAAGTTGGCACTGTTGGAGCAAAGGCTACGTTAACTGTTAATGAAAATATCCCACAGATATTATATTATAAACTAAATGTTCTAGAAGAAAGTTCTATTCCAGAAGTTAAAGAAAGAATTTCTACTGACAGTGAAGTTGTTTCTGGAAGTGAAATAAAAACAAAAGAAAGTCTTTATAATGGAAAACATACTATAAGACTTGGAACAACTTCATCATTTACATATTCTGTAGTGAACGTTCCAGAAAAATTATCCTATGGAACATCGGCCGATATTTCATATGAAACTGATTGTACTCATACTTATGGAACAATTTCTAAAGTAGATATAATAAATTCTGGTTCAAATTACTATTCTTTGCCTGGAGTTACCACAGTCACAAGTGTTTCGGGTAACGGTGCTATTTTTGAAATTTTTGGATCTGATGTTGGATCTATAAAATCTATCAATATTAATGATATTGGATTTAAATATCCATCAGACAAAACTCTTAATCCTAGAGTTCTTTTACCTCAAGTAATTAAAATTGATTCTCTTGCATCATTTGAATCTATTGGAATTACTTCATTTGGTAGAGGATTTATAGTATCACCAAAATTAGTAGTTGTTGATGGAAGGACTAAAAAAGTAATTCCTAAAGTAGATTTTAAAGTAACACCTGGAAAATCAAATATAGAAATTCTTGAAAATACTGGTGGAATGTCTAATGTTACACCAACAATTATTCCAACTCAAAGTGGAGCTGGTGTTGGCATTAATTCAATAACTTATACATCATCAACTGGAATTGCCACGGCAACTCTATCAGTAGGATTTAGCACAATAAATGCTTTCCCATTTGTTGTTGGGGATAAAATCTTAATTGAAAATACAAGTGTTGGTGTTGGATCAACTGGAATAGGATATAACTCCTCTGCCTATGATTATCAATTGTTCCCAGTAACTGCAACTACTGAAAATCTTGGTGGAATTGGTAATGTTTCGTTTAACGTATCAGATTTTCTTACAGGAAGTGAAATTCCAGGAAATTATGACATTATAAATTCTTCTGGAAAAATGCTTGCACAAAAACATTTTCCAATCTTTGAAACTAAACTGACTACAAAAACATATATTAAAGGAGAAGTTGTAACTTCAGATTCTGCATCTGGAATTGTTGATAGTTGGGATGTAAAAACTACAACATTAAAAGTCTCTTCTGATGAAAATTTTGTAGTTGGAGAAATTGTAAAAGGAAAAAGTTCAGAAACTCAAGGAATTGCATCATCTATTAAATCATTTGAAACTTATGCAGATTTAAATTCTTTCTCGAAATCTACAGATGGTTGGCAAAATGATGTTGGATTTTTGAATAAAGATCTTCAAAAAATTCAAGATAGTTTTTATTATCAAAATTTTTCATATTCACTTAAATCTAAAGTTCCTTATGACACTTGGAATGATTCTGTTTCTAGTTTAAATCACACTTTAGGGTTTAAAAAGTTTTCTGACTATCAACTTGAATCAACAAGTGATGCCAACATGTCTGTTGGATTAACTACAGATACATCTTACTTTAGTGCCGTTAATCACCTTGATGGATTTGCAAGTATTAATTGTGTGTATGATTTTGATTTAGTTGCAGAAAACAACTTAAATCAAAATTCAAAAACTATATCTGACGAAATTATATTTTCAAACAGGGTTTTGACTGATTTCTTTGAGTCTGTTGGAAACCGAGTTCTTTCAATTGATGATATAAGTGGACAATTTAATAGTAATCCAAGACCGACTAATTTTAGCCTTGCGGCATCTACACCTCTTTCAACATCTAGACTTCAAAAATATGTAACATATGTAAGAGATAAGAGATTTGTCGCACAAAGACAGTTAATGCTTGTTGATTTATTACATGATGGATCTAGAGGATATATCAATCAATACGCCAGGGTTGAAACACAGTATGATCAAGGATCTTTTGACTTCGTTGCTAGTGGATCTGATTCGCAATTATTATTCTATCCAACAAGATCTTCAATTAATGATTATGATATTGTTACTCTTGGATATAACATTGGCGATGCTGTTGCTGGAACAGGAAGCACAAGTCTTGGTGGTGTAGTATTAATTGATACTGATAGTGTTGAGATTCCTACAAATACCACTAAAACTATTGTTTCAATAGCTAATACATACACTTCTGCAAAAGTTTTAGTAAATATCAATCCAGATATCTCTGGAAATGAATTTGAAGCAATTGAATTAAACATAACTCATGATGGAACAAATGTAGAAATGCTTGAATATGGTAGGTTGTCTACCAATCTTGGTGAATTTATGACATCCGGTATTGGAACCTATCATGCATATATTAATGGATCATCATTAAAAGTTGATTTTATTCCAACAGCTACAGGTATTGGAACAACAGGTTCTATTAATACAGTCACAGTTGGACTCTCTACCGATACTGTTACTGGAATAGGAACGATTGAACTTAAGAGATCTAAGTTAGAGGGAAGAACTACAAGTATTTCTGCATCAGGATCTCCTGGAATTACTACTGTTGCAGAGTATTTGAATACTTACGATGGTGCATATTTTATAGCACAAGTTACTGATACTACAAATACATCAACTCAATTATCTGAAATTGTTTTGGTTGATGATTATGTTGATGCATCTAGTGATCGTGAAGTCTATATGACAGAGTATGCAAATATTGAAACTGCCGCAGGTCTAGGAACATTTGGATCAAGAGTTTCTGCAGCAGGAACTGTCTCTCTTGTGTTTACTCCAAATCCAAGTATTGATGCAGTTGTCAACATTTATATGAATGCACTTTCTGTAGATGAAAATATCGAACTTCCATCTTCCATACAATTTACAAATGCATCTATAAATGATGGTCTTGCGGAATACTTTGGAACAGAATCTGACATTAAGAGGGAGTTTGAATTGAGTCATGAGAATGAACCAATTTTTGAAAAATACTTCCTTGGTAATAGTAGTGATATTGTTAACGTAACGACTAATGCAATTAAAGTTCCAAATCACTTCTTTGTAAGTGGAGAAAAACTTAGATATGTTCATGTCGGCACAGCTTCATCTGCTGTTGGTATTGCAACCACGACTTTTGTTGGTGTTGCTAATACAACTTTCCTACCTGGAGAAAATCTATTTGCTGTTAAGGTTGATGACAATAATATTAGAATTGCTATCAGTGCAGAAAATGCACTTAAGTCAATTCCTGAGGTCGTTAATCTTGAAAGTGTTGGTATAGGAACATCTCATAGATTTATTTCAACAAATCAAAATGCAAAAGTAATCGTTGCTCTTGATAATCTTATTCAGTCTCCTATTGTATCTACAGCAGTAACAACTACTCTTTCAGACCAAGTTAGAGTTGTTGACAATATAATAAAATTTAGTGGAATAACATCATTCTTTGGATCAGATTTAATACAAATTGGATCCGAAATAATGAAGATTGAGGGTGTAGGAATTGGTAGTACAAATACGATTAGAGTCCGTAGACCTTGGTTAGGGACTGTATTGTCTGGATATGGAACAGGAACTCTTGTTACTAAAATTGTAGGAAACTATAATATTGTTGATAATCAACTTAATTTTACTGAAGCACCTTTTGGTAATGTTCCTATCGGTTCCACAACAAATCCACCAGATGAAAGAGACTGGACTGGAATATCAACTGGTTCTAGTTTCCAAGGAAGAAGCTTTATGAGATCTGGTATTACAAATACCTTAGATGAAGCATATCACAAAAATTATATTTTTGACGATATATCTAATGAATTTAATGCCACGGAAAATCAATTTAGATTATATCAAAATGGATCTGACGTAACTGGCATTTCTACAGAAAATGGAGTTATATTAGTTAATAGTGTATTCCAAACACCTGGATTATCTGATTCATATGTAATCAATGAATCTTCTGGAATCTCAACAATTTCTTTCCAAGGAACTGATACGTCCCCACTTGGTCCAGATGTTGGTATTTCCAGTTTCCCTAAAGGTGGAATTATTGTTTCTGTAGGATCAACAGAGGGATTTGGATATCAACCACTAATATCTGCTGGTGGAACTGCAACAGTTTCTGGACTTGGCACTATCTCTTCTATTAGTATTGGAAATAGTGGTTCTGGATATAGATCTGGGATTCAAACTGTTGTAAATGTCGGTGTTGGAACGTCTAGCACAGGAACAGGAAATATTGAGTTTATTGGAACTGCTGCTATTAGTGGTGGTAATATTGTAAGTGTTGCGATCACAAATCCTGGATCTGGATATACCTCAACAAATCAACCGTTTGTTGTGTTTGACGACCCATTAAGTTATTCAGATATAAATCTACAATACTCAGCATCAAGTGTTGTTGGAGTTGGAACTAGTGCTGTAGTTGATATTGTTGTTGGTCAAGGATCTAGTGTTATTGATTTTGTATTTAAAAATACTGGATATGGATTTGGGAACGGTGAAATTTTAACCGTTCCGGTCGGTGGATCTACAGGAATACCAACAACCTCATCTTTCTCAGAGTTTCAAATAACAATTGATGAAATTTTTAGTGATGAATTTACTGGTTGGACTATTGGTCAACTTCAGGTATTTGATAGTGTTGAAAAATTTATTGACGGAAGCAGGAAAGATTTTCCACTTTCTTTAAATGGAAATACAGTTTCTATTGTTTCTGGAAAAGGATCTAAAATTAATGTTGAGGATGTTCTTCTAATATTTGTGAATAATATACTTCAAGTTCCCGGCAAAGGATATACTTTCAATGGTGGAAGTATTGTAACATTTACTGAAGCACCTAAAGTTGATGATATAATAAGCATTATATTCTATAAAGGGTCAGGTGATTCTGATGTAATCTTTAGAAATGTAATTGAGACTGTTAAAAAAGGTGATACTCTTCAAATTAAACACGATGCATCTATTGGACAAGCATCATCACTAGATGAAGATGAAAGAGTTGTTAATGAAGTTAAATCTACAAATTTAGTTGGATCAAATTCATATTCTGGACCAGGAAATACTAAAGATGTTACTTTAGAAAGACCTGTTATTTGGTGCAAGCAAACTGAAGATGTTTTTATTGATCAAATTGCTGTTGGAAAAGATAGAGAACTTTATGAACCAGTTATTAATCCAAGTGCTTATATTACAAAATCTGTAGGAGTTGGATCTACGGCAATTTATGTTGATAACTTAAGACCAATTTTCAATTCTCAAAATGAAAATGATACCGATTTAACATTCCAAAATAAAGTTAAATTTATTTCACAAGACTCCAAAGTAAGTGCAGCTGCAACTGCCGTAATTACTGGACTGGGAACTATATCTTCTATCTCCATCTCTAATGGTGGATCTGGATATATAACTGCTCCTGTAGTAACAATTGGAAGCACAGCACAATCTGTTGGGTTAGGAACAACTGCATTAGCAACTGCATCTATTACAGCAGGAGTTGTTACATCAGTTACGTTATCTAATTCTGGAACTGGATATACAAATACTAGTATTCCTTCCGTATTGATTGCTCCACCATCCTATACCGAAGAGGAAGTTAGTGTTGTTTCATACTCCGGTGACAGTGGTGTTATTGTTGGATTTGGAACCACAAATGTTGGGGTTGGCACTACATCACTAATCTTTGACATCCACATTCCGATTGACTCATTCTTGAGAGATACTAAAGTTGTTGGAACTGCAGTTACAATTAGCTCCCTTAATGCAAATGATATCTTTGTAGT